TTGGTGCGCTGTTCCCCGCTATGGGCACCCCCTTGGCCGCAACACTGCCTGCCAACCGGGTGCGCTACAACATCATCGCCTCGTGCGTCGATACGGTCAGCTCCAAGATCGCCAAACTAAAGACTAAGGTCACTTTCCTTACGTCGGGCGGGGCTTGGGAGGCACAGTCTAAGGCCAAGATGCTGAACAAGTTTATTCAGGGGATGTTTCAGGCCAATAAAATCTGGGACCTCCATAAGAAGGCGTTTAAGGACTCACTAATATTTGACATTGGCGCGCTGCACCACTTCAGGGCCGACAACAAGATCATGACCGAGCGCGTGTTGCCGACCGAGCTGCACTTCGACCTTGTGGACTCCATCTATGGCGACCCTAAGCTCCTGTACAAGGTCAAGGTGGTCGACAAGTCCACCCTTCGCAGCATGTATCCAACTAAGAAGGTCACCATTGCCGAGGCTAAGACCGCAGAGGACCCCTACAACCCAGGTATGCGCGTTTCTGAGGGTCAGGCTACCGTCATTGAGTCGTGGAAGCTCCCTTCGGCAGTTGGCGCTGACGACGGTATCCACATGATATCCTGTTCTTCCGGCGAACTGTTTCGCGAACCATGGAAATATTCCACCTTTCCCTTTACTTTCCATCGCTGGGCAGAGATGCCAGTAGGCGCCTACGGCCAAGCCCTCGCTGACCGCCTTACAGGCAACCAGATTGAAATTAACAAGATGCTTCAGGTCATTCAAAAGTCCTTCCATCTTGGCTCAGTGTTTAAGGTATTCCTTGAGCAGGGGTCTAAGGTAGTGAAGGAACAGATGAATAACGAGATTGGCGGGTTTGTGTATTACGCTGGCACTATGCCGCAAGTCGTGGTCCCCCGCGTAGTCAGTCAGGAAATGTTTCAGTACCTCAATTGGCTAATAGAAAAAGCGTATGAAGAATCGGGCGTGTCACAGCTATCTGCCTCGGCCAAGCGTCCCTCAGGTATCGACGCCAAAGTAGCCCTTCGCGAGCTGCAGGACATCGAGTCTGAGCGCTTCATTCTGGCATCGCAGTCCTATGAAGACAGTTTCCTTACGACCGCGCAATGGTATGTCGACCTCGCTAAAGAGATTGACGCCGACGGCGAAGAAATTTCAGTAGTAGCCGAGTCCAAGAAATTCGTCGAGAAAATCTCCTGGAAGGATATCGACATTACCGGCAATGAAATCGTAATCCAGAAATTCCCTACGTCGATGCTGCCAGCCACCCCCGCAGGAAAACTCCAGTACGTCCAGGAGCTTATGGACGCTGGCCTCGTCGATCCAGTCATGGGCAAGCGCCTATTGGACTTCCCGGACACTGACGCCTTCATCTCCCTTGACGTTGCCGCGCTGGATACCATTATGGACTCCATCGACCAAATGATCAGCAAGGGTAAATTCGTCGCCCCCGAGCCGTACATGGATCTGACCAACGGACTCAAGTGGGTACAGGCCGCATACAACCGTGGATTAGTTGACGAAGTACCTGAAAATCGGTTACAATTACTACGCGACTGGATGACTAACGCTGAAGCAATGTTAACTACTCAGGCTCAGGCCGCACAAGCTGCTGCCCAACCGCCTGCGCAGGAAATGCCTGCCGAAGCTGCCGACATCGTGCCGCCTGCTGAGACCCCACAATAATTACGGAGAGAAACATGACACTGCCCTCGTCCCTCGAAGCCGGTATGGCCATCCTAGCCAAGCACAACGCTGCCCCCATTGCTGCCGAGGCTGCCCCCGCTGCCGCCCCTGACGCCGCGCTGCAGGCCACTGCCGCCGCCATTGCTGCCAGCGCTGCCCCTGAGTCCGCCGAAGTTGAAGTCGCCGCCGAGCCTGAAGCAGCCCCTGCCGAAGTAGCCCCAGCCCCTCCCGCCCCGGAAGACCGCTTTAGCTCCCGCTTTGCCGCGCTGAGCCGTAAAGAGCGTACACTGCGCCAGAGAGAGACTGAGCTTGAGACCCGCATGAAGACTCTCGAAGCTCAAGCTGGCAGCTCCAAAGCCGTCGCTGACCGCCTAGCCGCCATTAAGTCGGACCCCCTGGCAGCGCTAAAGGAGGCAGGCATCTCATTTAACGACCTCGCCAATGAAGTGCTGCTCGGTCAGTCCAAGCCCGTTGCCGAAGTCGACCCCATGGACGCCAAGATTCGGGAGATTGTCGAATCGCAAACTAAGTCCAGCCGCGAAGAACTAGACGCCCTTAAGTCCCAGATTCTGCAAGAGAAAGTGGAAGCTGGTGAGACTACTCTGCGCCGCAACCTCGTAGGCACCATTGAAGCCCAGAAGGAGCAGTTTGAGCTGTGCGCCTCGATGGGTGATGAGGCCATTGACCTAGCCCGCGAAGTCATTGATCAGTACTGGGCCGCAAATAAACAGGTATTGACTTACGCCGAGGTACTTGGTATGGTGGAGTCACACTACGAGGAGCAAATCCTTAAACGTCTTCTGGTTACCTCCAAGGCCCAGAAGTTGGCAGCCCCTAAAGCCGCCCCCGTCGAGACGCCTAAACCAGTTACAGCGAAGCCCCCACGTCCGGTGAGCACCCTCTCAAATGCCGCTAAGGCTAAAAGCGATACGCAAGTCGATGTAGATAGGTTACCGATGAATGATGCAATTCAGCACTTGCTGAAAAAGCACGGATTTTAATAACTACACAAGGACTTAACTATCATGGCTTCCTTAGACGTTTCTACCGCCACCGCGATTCTAAAAGAACTCTATACTAATCAGCGCGTTACTGAGCTTAGCTACAAGAACGCCCCCCTCTATGCAATGCTGCGTAAAGAGACGGATTTTACTGGCGAGCTGTTCCCGCTACCTATGCGCGTAACTAACCCACAAGGCCGTTCTAACACCTTCAGCAATGCTAAGGCTCAGAAGACTGCCTCGGTCTACCGCGCATTTAATCTTACCCGTACACGCGACTACTCGCTCGCAAGCATCAGCTCTGAAGCCATGTTGGCCTCTGAGAACAACGCTGGCGCATTCATCAAACTCGCAACCGCAGAAATGGACGGCGCAATTGAGTCGCTCAAACGCTCGATCACTTGGGCCCTCTATGGCAGCGGCAGCGGTAAAATTGGTACGGTTGCTGTTGGCGGCATTACTGGTTCTACTCTTACTTTGGCTAACGCTGAAGACATTACTCGCTTTGAAGTCAACCAAACTATCAACATCTGGTCAGCAGAATCGGGCGGCGCACAACGCTTGTTCGCAACCAGTGCTAGCGTTCTCGTTACTGCCGTTGACCGGGATGCAGGAACGGTAACCTTCGCTGAAGCCGTTACTGGCGGCTCGGCTACTATCGCTGCTGGCGACTCCATCTTTGTTGCTGGTGACCGCGGCCTGAAATTGACTGGCCTTGCTGGCTGGATTCCTTCTGTTGCGCCAACATCTGGCGATCAGTTCTTCGGCGTTGACCGCTCTGTAGACGCGACTCGTCTTGCCGGTAACCGCTTGACTCTGACCGCTAAACCAATCGACGAGGCCCTGGTTGACATGGCTCGCCGTATCGGTCGTGAGGGCGGACAACCTGACGTTGCTATCCTCGGTTTCAGCAAATACGCCAGCCTCGAAAAAACCCTGCAACAACGGGTCCAGTACGAAGAAGTCGAAGTCGCTGGTATCAGCTTCACAGGCATCAAAATTGCAGGCCCTATGGGTAAGATCGTAGTCCTCCCTGACCAAGACTGCCCACAAGATCGCGGCTACATGCTGAAAAAAGACAGCTGGGTCTTCAAGAGCTTGGGCGAGCCAGTCCGTCTCTTGAACGCTGACGGTAACTCGATGCTCCGCGAAAACGACGCTGACGCATACGAAGTCCGTATCGGCACCTACTCGAACCTCGGTTGCGACGAGCCTAAGGCTAACGGCGTAATGATTTTCTAAGTCTCTGTCCATTCTGAGGGGCGGCTGCACAGCATAAGTCCCCTCTTTTTCCCTCCCCTAACTTAAACTCTATTGAGGTTTCATAAATGAACAGAGCATATCTCCCCCATAAGGGCGGACTAGAAGCAGGGATTGTAAACCTGTCTGCTACCGTCAATATCGGGGCAAGCGGGGCACCTACAGCCACCGCACTTCGCGTGAAAGGTATCGTAAGCGTTACTAGATCGTCCACGGGCGTCTATGTTGTCACCCTCCAAGATCAATATGTGCGGCTACTGGCTGCACAAGTTACGGTCCTTGGCACGGTAGCACGCGACTCCGCAACGGTCGGTACCGCTTTCAAAGTGTCCGCATCGGCAGTTACTGCTACTACCCCGACGATTACTATCCAAGCCGTGAAAGCGGACGGGACTGTGGCCGATCCAGGTAACGGCGACCAACTGTTGATCTTGCTGACCCTTAAAGCATCTAGCGCTGACGAGGTCTAGAATGGTCGAATCTGATAAAAAAGCTAAGGCTGCTCTTATCATCGCCGCAATGAAGCCGGGTAAAGCCCCGGAGTCAGAGATGGCCGAGGGTGAGGACGACGAAGCTGGTGATCAGGCCGCCGCTAAA